TAACGATTAAAGAATGTATCCCATAATCCGTATAATACTAATATTACCATTATTACTATTAATACGTCCTCTAACATAATTCACATTCAGGTAAAACAAAAAGCATTATATATAGAGAGATAAGACTTATTAAAACCATTATACCATATATCAATTTACTGATAACAGGATGTTTGTTCGCTCTATAGGCGTCTACTCTATTTCTAATACTTTGCCCAGTTCTTGCAGACCAATCAAAACCTTTATCTACCCAGTTAAATGGAGGCATCTTAAGAAGTGCTATAAATGCTACAAAGAACATAAATCCGTCTTCTACAAAGCCTAGATAGATAGAAGGTATAAGTATATACCAACCTAAATACTTCTTTAAATGATTAATTACATTCACAACCAGCTAGATTTAAAATACATTCAGCAGGAGTAATCTCAGCATTATCAGCTCCAGCCTGCATTGCATAACATTCATTAGTATAGAGTTCACCTTTATAACATACAGGTTGATATATCTCTATACATGTAACCTCATTTGTTGATCTACTACAACTTGAAGCAGCAAATAAGAAAATCAGGAATAGGAGGAATAATACCAGATAATCTAATAACTTCATTAAAGCTTTTTTCATTTAGTAATAGAAAAACAATATGATCAGACCTGCCGCATAAAATAACATCCATCTTTTATTAATATAACTCTTTTTCTCGTCGGAGGTATGAGGAAAATTTATATTAATTATGTAATCCTTAAATAATGTAAAGAATACAAAGACGATCGTATATGATATTGCAGCTAGACCAAACATATATTATAATATAAGAACTTTTTTGGTAAGAAACTACTAAAACCCAAATTTTTTTTTCGGGGAGTTTTTTCTATATTTATGATTATGCAACCATTAGACAAAAATACATTGTTTTCTATCTTTGAAGCAGGTGATGAACACATCTACGAAGAACATGGTTTGGAGGATACTCTTAATAATCCTTATGTTCTAATGAATATGGTTGTAAAAGGTCTTGAAAACTACAAGATTATGGATAAAATGTATATGCACCAATATCCAAAACGTTACAAAGCCACCAGAAAAGCTATTCAATACAAGTATTTCAATAAATTACTTAGTTATCTTAAGAGAATAGACAAGGCTCACTTTGATTCTAAGTATCAAATCGGTGATTCTTATGAACTTATGCATAATATCTTTATGTTAGAAAGCTTTATGTACTATTATGAAGGTTTAGAACAGTATGAGAAGTGTGCAGTCATAAAGAATTACGTGGAATTACTAGAATCTTATAGAGTTCCGGCATTAGAATCCTAAAAATACTTACCGGAATAGTTGTTTCCCAAGGGAAAAGTACCTATATTAAGGTATAATATTTAAATAAAGGTTATGATAAATTTGACAACTAAGTCTATTAAAGGGATTCAACAATCCAAAATTGCTAAAAATGAAAATAATGATTGTTTTGTAAGAGCATTAGCTGCTGCTACAGATCAAGATTATGATACTACTCATGAAGTAGTTAAAACTAAGTTTGACCGTAAGTCAAAGAAAGGTACCGAAAACTTAATGATTACTACTCAAATGTTAAAAGCCGAAGAAGAAGGCTTAAAGATTGGAGATATTAAGTATAGCGTTAAAGTACTAGGTAAGTCCAGAACTCACAATACATATAAGTTATATGGAGAGAGTATTCAAAGAAAAAAGACGGTAAAGTCTTTTATTAAAGATAATCCTAAAGGTAACTTTATATTGACTGTTAGTAAACATGCTTTAGCTATTATAGATGGAAAGCTTGTTGATAATAAAGGTGAAGAATTTAGACCTACTCGTAAGGTTGATGGAGCTTATAAGATTAATAAGCCTGTAAGTAAGAATGTTCAATTAAAATTATTTTAAGATGACTAATCAATTTTTAAAAATGAGTATGGAGCAGTATTCAAAGTCTTCTGATAATATTACCCAGACTAGAGCTTTGCTCCTAGAGAGATTACTGCCTAAATATCCACATACCGTACATGATACAGAAGATAACGATATTAGATTCAGAACCGATATAGATGGTCAACAGATAGATCTTACTATAAGCCTATATGATGGGTTGGGAGTTGTTACGGCTGGAGGTTATGATGAATTACATAATAGAGTCGTGCTGGATATACAAAAAGAGGTTGATGATATATACTTACATTATGTTTAAAAAGAAAATTTCGTGGGGACTTGCGCTTTTTGCGGCGGCGGCCTTCTTATCTTGCTCTAAAGACCCAATACCCTCACCCGCATGCGAAACCGGAGATTGTGAAGCAACAATGATCTTTCCTACCGATAAAGATGCTAATGGTTATTACCATGTAAAGCTTGATTGGACGAGAGAGTATCTTCCTTACTTTATTATTGATGTTGAAGCTTCTACTGTTACTCCGGAATATAGGTATAATGGTATATCTCACGTTCAAGCTAATTTCCATAGTGATACTTCTTGGATTATAGGAGATACTTTAGTTATGAAGATTCCTATATTTAAACCTTTTACGGGTGATTGGACTCAAACAGGTAATCTTATTCCTCATACGTTTCAAAATGTACCTCTTACTCAGTTTGCAGGTATAGAAGTTAACGTTGTACAACCTCACACTATTCAGTTTAGTGAAAAAAATGGAGTACTTAAAAGTAGACGAGTAGTAGGACCTTTTATTCCTACAATGATTGGTGATACAGTTACTATTGCAATGAAAGTCAAATGGGATGCAATGTATGAAGTATGGGAAGAAAGAGGAGAAGAAAAATTTATTGTGGAATAGTTGATACTCCGATAAATTATTATTATCTTAAAGATATATTAATAGATTATATAAGATATATGATATAAGATAATATATAAGTATATAAATATATATAATAATTAATAAATAATACAATATATGTCATTGACAAAAGAAAAAATCCAACAAAACTACGAAAAGCACTTAAAAATAGTTAATACTTATATCACCGATAGAAAGGATAAGGTATTGTCTATGATAGATTCTTTTCAAGAAGACTATGCTCTAGCTCCTGCTAGTGGTAAGACGTGGTATCATAATGCTTTTCCAGGTGGATATGTCGATCACGTTAATAGAGTTGTGGAATATGCAGTAAAGCAGATGCGGTTATATAAAGAGATGGGTGGAGATATTGATTTCACCGAAGAAGAACTTGTCTTTGCTGCTTTATTCCATGATTTAGGTAAACTAGGTGATGGTGAGAAGATGAATTACCTACCTCAGACCGATAAATGGAGACAAGATAAGTTAGCAGAAATGTATACAAACAATCCAGAGTTAGATTTTATGCTAATTCCAGACCGTTCTTTATTTGTATTACAGAAATTCGGTATTGAGGTAACAAAAAAAGAGTTTTTAGGTATCAGATTACATGATGGTGTGTTTGATGAGGCTAATAAAGCTTATTTCTTCAGTTATAATCCATCATCCAGACAAAAAACAAACATTATTAAGGTCCTACATGTAGCAGACTTCTTAGCTTCACAGGTAGAATACGATACCGTAGTGGGATTACAAGGTTACCAACAAGGAAAGGTGAAAAAGACACAATCCTCAACAGGGAAACGTGTAAATGCCTCGGATGGACTTGCAAAAACACTTAAAAATCTATAGATGCAAGATATTTTTTCAATTTATAACATTATTTCCGGAGTATTAGTTGGTATCCTAATTATTTTTATTTATATTTTAAGAAATCTACTAATTAAAGTGGAAAAGTACGAAGACGAAGTAACAAAAATACAGAACACTTTAGATAACGTACAGAAAACCATAGTAGATTCACAAATGCACCTTAAAAGTCTTGACGAACGTGGGGTTTTTGAATCAGATGATGAGGTCGGTTATTTTTTCGAACAAATGAAACAAGTTCAAATTGAACTAGACCGATACACAAATGCCCAGAAAGAAAAGCAAAGCTAATTACTTTACAAAGGAGACAGAAGAATACATAGTTAAGTATAACACCTCCAAAGATGCTGATTATCGAGCTAAGATATTCACAGATCACATATACCTACCTTTTTATAAGTTAGCAGAAAATATTATACACACTTTTAAGTTCTATTACACAGATGTTGAGAAAATAGAAGACTTAAAACATGAGATTGTTTCTGTTTTACTAGAAGATAAGATAATGAAGTTTGACCCTACTAATGGAGCAAAGGCATACTCTTATTTTGGCACAATAGTAAAGAGGTGGTTAATTAACTATAACAATAAAAACTATAAAAGACTCAAACAAATAGGTTCTTTTTCAGAAATGGAGGAATCTTAT